AACCCCCTTAAGGGGGTTTTGTTAGAATCTGTTACACTTGATTAATGAGTTTCACTAACTGAGTGTGGTAGGGTTTCACTGCCTCAAATCCCTTAGTGAAATCCTTAAGAAGTTCCTGGATCTCATAGTTGTGGATTGCCCACCGTGTTGAAATATCCTTAAGATATTTTTCAGGTGAGATGAGACGTGCGGTTGACGGTCTCTTAAGTGTGGTTACTTTAGAAACCACTTTGCCACCTTTGAAGGATGTGACGGTGACCTTTTTAACTGCTGGTTTCTTTGCAGTTGTGGCAACCTTACGGGTTGCAGTCGGAGAAGTCTTACGGGTGCGTGTCTTACGTGTTTTTGTAGGAGTTGCAGCAGGTGACTTAACAGGCATAAAAACGGAAGTTCGTTTGTTTACCTTCTTATTATAAACATAAAAAAACCCCTTTGGGGGTTTTAGTGTGCAGTTTGTGAACTGGCCCTTAGCAATCGTTTAGGGGTGACCTGCCACGATATGCATTAAATGGTCTCTGCAATGTTTCAGTTTGTTGAGCAAATTCGCTTAAGAAATAATCCACTGTGAATTCATTCTCATTACAGAACTGCTCAATCTCAGAATAGATGCTTGCAGGGTAGTTTGTCATGTGAAAATCGGTAGGGTTGACGGTTGGGAATTTAATAGTCATAATCTGAGTTGAAATAAGCGTCAACATCAAATTTGGTCTCTTCCGTGGTTTCAGTTAATGCCTCTTCCATTAGTGCGGCGATAGCATCATCTTCGAAACGTGGATCAACAATCATGGGAGTAATTCGTTTGACTCTTATATAATACCAATAAAAAAACCCCTATGGGGTTTTAGTGTTCACTTTGCTCACTGGCACATAGATTGGAATTTTTTCCATGCCATGTTTTCAATCCAATCAAGCACGTAAGGGTTTACCTTAATCCACTTATCAAGATCAGCACTTGATAAACCACTGATACGCATGTACTCATCAAATGATTCGTCAAAGCATGTTTCATAGAGTGACTCATGATGTAATGTGCTCATGTAAAAATCCTTTGGTACTCTTTAATAATACATGAAAAAACCCCCAAGTGGGGGGTTTAGTGTGCAGTTTAGAAACTGACCAGAGCTGACTTCCAGTAATCCAAATCAGTCGTTGCTTTCATTTCGTTGAACATTGACTGGACTTCACAGTAGTCAGCGTCAACCCATTTCACCCCGTCCTTAGTCTCATCACATCCCCACGCAGTCAAGTCACGCATGAATGTCTGGAAACCTGCGGATGCAAGGGCAAGTCTGTAAAGGGTCTCATCGTTTTGGATCCAAAGTGAAACGTTCCAGGTTTCATAATCTTTCCAACCGTTCATAAGGACTCCGTTTGTTGACTTTTATAATATAAACGATTCTATGCACGAATGGGAGATTAGTGGACACTTTGCTAACTGGCCTAGGCCGACGAGGGACAGAGGCTTCTAGGCCTTTCGCAATAACGCATTCTTATTGAGAATGAATTGTTATTAAATAAGGGACGGATTACGCCCCTTAAATGTTATCAATAGGCAGAACGGAAAATGTTATGCATGATGTCTAATGTTTCTTTACATTTTTCAGTGGAATCTTCGTGATCTTGATATTCACTAACTCCATCAAAAATGCAATCCCATTGTTCATCTGTAAAGAAATCACGGATTAAGTTGATATCTTTGTGGGAGTAATCCTTCCCGTTGATTGTTAAGAATGATTCCATAATTACTGACCGTTAGTGTAAGAACCCATAAGGCACTTGCCGTGCCACACCTCACTATACCCGTATTCTTCGGATAAGTCAAGGCATAAACC